GACTTTGAGGGTGAATATGTTGGCACGATCATTGACGGCGCTGGTTTTGTCTGGCATGCGGTAGTGAGTGAATTATGAGTAAATTATCCAAGTCTATCGAGACTAGCGTACATAAATTCAAAGATGGGTCCACACGGGTTGATGCCTCTCTAAAATTTTACTGCAAAACGGATATACACTATTCAGATGCTTCCGTAGATGGATTTATTGATCATGTCGTCTCCAACAGTCGCAAGCAGCTGATATATGAAGTGTTTGGCGAGTATATCAAGGAGTTGAGCGACATCAACGCCACGCTCTGGATGAAAGATGGCTATAATATGCGTTATGAAGTTAGCGATATGCTGATGGCTCTAATGGACAAGATGAGGAAGGACGAAAAGTGAAGGCATGTGAGCACTGTATATATTCAAGGGAGATCGAGGTCGACGTCGACTCTATTAAGTCTCTTATCAATAGTAAGAGAGAACGTCTCGTTGAGCTCAAGAGTGAACCGGCTTTGAGTCGCAACTTCTACGTGGAGCGCATGTACACGATCGGCATCTCCCAGCTTGAGGAGAAGCTTCATGACTCTAATGAGAAGATCATGTGCCACCGCTATCCTGAATCGATAAAGAAAAATAAAGAAGATTTCTGTGGTGAGTATATTGGCTACAGTTGACATTTAATCCTAATGTGCTATAATGACTTATTGATTGATTATGGAGATGGTGATGGACACGGGAATTGAAAACGCACGGCGGGTAGTGCACTGGATCGACATGATGCGAGATGATCAGACATTCACTCGCGAGGTCATCTTTAATGAATTGAATACGAATGACGTTCATGTTAGTTTTTATGCTATCGATAGCGTGCTAGATCGACAAGTTCTTTCCGGCAAGGTAGAAGTCATCGCAAGTACACCGTATCGTACTATATTAAGGAAGGTCAAGAAGATGGATTATAGCACAGAACGTAAACTAGCTTTTATTGAAAGTCGATTGCAAGATCTATATGGCAAGGTCGATCAGATGCCAGATAAGCCAAAGAATGATACAGAGAAACGGTTGAGTGATCTCGAGATCAAATACAAGTGGCTTGAGAGTGTTGTTGCAGAGATGCATATGAAGGACAATCAGGTTCTAGGTACCCAGAAACCTTTGACACCAAAGAAGGAGCGCTTGTGGCGGCCGATGGTTCACTCGACAGACCATAACAGCCCTGCTGAATTCCGAGTCAACGGCAGGCTCATCGACGTCATGCTCGCAGACGGCGAGGTGGTGACTAAGATGGAGCGCACTCGGGTCCCCGTGAAGAACTACCCAGACGATCCCAAGAACGTGGTCGCTTGGCGGGAGTCTGAATGATGAGTGATATGGCGGCTAACCAAATTTGTAACACACTTATTATTATCTTTTTTCTATACATGATTTGGAAATAATTTATGACGTATAAATTAGGTTGTGGTGACATGATGGGTCATGGTGAATCCTGTTCAGAAGGATATTATTGTAATCATTGCAGTGATAAAGTTGAACTTGAAAAAGAAATTGATCGTTTAAAAGACAAATGCAATTTACAAGCTAACATCCTTCGTCGCCTTACGCCTGATAAGTTTCCTGATACTATTTTTATTCATAGTACATTAGGTAAACTAAATGAGAACAATATGCCAGAAAAACTTTTGGTAGTACCTGCATATGGTGTTGACTTTTCTTACATTTACGAGTATAATGGTAATACGGTTGGAACGGAGTGGTAAATGAATAGACGTAGTTTGTTTGGAGCAATTGCACTTTCGCCATTGATGGCTGTAGCTGCTTTTGCTAAAGAAGAGGTGACTGGTGCACCATTGCATAACTCAGTAAACCTAACACTTCTTGGTGTAAAGAAACCAGATGGTGAGATGATGAGACTTAGTAATGGTCCTATTATGTTTAATACAATGCCTCAGTACGATCCTGATAAGCAGGTATCGATGGCAGTCGGTGACGATGGTAATCTATGGGTAAAGAGTAAAGATGGTCAGTGGAAGCGAGTGGTAACTGAGTAATGCAAATATCCACCAAATATGAAATTGGTCATCGCTATTGGGTTCCTCGTACTCGTTGTGAAACGAAAGAGGAACAACAAGAAATTAATGGTGAATTATGGTTTCGCGAAACGTTTAAATGGACGGCTTACGCAAAAGAAAAAAAGATAATCGATATTTCTGTTATTATATCAGCAGATAATAAAACAAAAATTTGTTATCATTGCATTAATATATCAGATGAATTAGAATATCCAACTATCATTGATGAATCTGATATAAATAACTACACTCAAGAAGAAGCTATAGGTATTGCTGAAGAACTTGCTGAACAGGGCGAACATTGCTACAGTTATTGAATAATTGGGGGATCGTATAATGGTAGTACATGGGACTTTGACTCCCAGAATCTAGGTTCGAGCCCTAGTCCCCCAGCCAAAAAGGTATATTGTGTATATAATAAATTTACGAGTTACTAAAAAAGGTCGAAGACAATATACTGTTTTATATAACAATATTGTTATTCTTATAACATACCAACTTCATGAAGCTGAAATATACCTTAAGAGTTCTCAATAGTTTTTTTAGCATGCTCTAAATATTTTTTAAGAGAATCCATTGAGTTTTTGCAGGTTTTATTATTTTTGTAAAGTTCTAAAACAGTTTTAGCTACTTCGATATCAGTTAATGTTTCTGCTTTTGGTAGATTTTTATTAAATGGGCAGTTATACATAATAGGATCAGGTAGAATAACTTGTAATTTTGTAGTAACTAAATTAGGTGTTACACCATCATCTGTTGTAGCGCATGCAGTTAAAAGTAACATTGGTATAATTAAAAGCTTTTTCATTATTGGCCATCCGACATTTTTTTGATTGTATTTTTAATAACTGGTGAAGATGGTCTGCTATCTTTCTGCGCTTGCGCTGAGGCTAGATAAGATTGTATATCATTAATGTGTGATTCTAATTCTGTATTTTGAGTATTGAGATCTTGAATAGCAGTTTTCTGATCTTCATTTACTTTTTGCATGTTGTCCATGAATTGTTTTTGTTGATCGAGAACTAATTGAATTTGTTTATTATTAAATTCTAGTTGCGCTTCTTGTTTAATAGTATTAACCCACATATGTACAGCGCTACCGAACATACCTAGTATTGCAGCTAAAATAAAACCATATATGGTAAATTTGTTTAAAAAAGATGGCATTCGATCCTCCATTATATCGTCATGCTATTATTTATAGGAAAAGAAAATGAAAGTATATATTGGTCCGCATAAAGCACATTGGTCAACTCGATATTTCGAAGAATGGTATCTTGCAAAGATGCATAATGTCGATTTTGGTTGGAAGGTTGACGAAGAAAATTATACGAAGCTAGATAAAGTTGTTATCTGGTTAATTGATAAATGGCAAGATGTATTAAATTTAACCTTCAACAGATATTTCAACTGGTGTGAACGTAAGATCAAAATTCGTATCGATGGTTATGATATTTGGTCGGCCGATCATACTCTTGCATTAATCATTCATCCTACTCTCGTCAAATTGAAAGAAGCACTTCATGGTGCACCAAATACTGATGATGAAGATGTTCCAGATGAACTAAAGTCAACAGCTGCCTCTTCAAAAGAATTTGAATATGATACTGATGATAATCATTTTAAACGCTGGGAATGGATTCTCGACGAAATGATTTGGGCGTTCGCTCAGCAAATTGATGATGAGGCCGATATGCAATTCCATTCAGGTGAACATGATGTAAAGTGGAAAGAAGTCAAAGATGCAGATGGTAAATTAGTAGGTCATGAAATGGAACGTGGACCAAATGACACCCATGTCTTTGATAAAGAAGGCTACGACAAATGGGAAAAACGTATTGCCAACGGTATGAGATTGTTTGGTAAATACTTTCGTGCTTTATGGGACTAATAATGTACGAAGATAGATATTATCAAATTGTTCCAGAAGATATTATTGAGAAGTCTGCCAGATCAGTTGGGGGCGACAATAATTTTACAAAGCTACTAAGTGCTGCTAAAGCATACAAGGAAGCAGATTTGAATCCCATTTATCTATTAGACCCAGATACAATGGAAGTTATTGTAATTGTAAGAGAAACATTTCAAAAAAAGTTACATTGACCCCTTGCTAATCTAAAAAAGAATACTATATAGTATGTGCATCGCCTAATGGGATGCAGTAAATTAAACTCGCTGAAAAGGAGAAACGATATGAACGATTGGGTATTCAACACGTCTAATTTTGACAAATTTTTCGTTGGTTCTGACAAGATGATTCAAGCTCTTGCAAAAGTCCACGACACCGCCGCTAAGGCAATCCCAGGATATCCCCCATATAATATTGCAAAGGTTGACGACAACAAGTATGTCATTGAAATGGCAGTTGCTGGTTTCGCTAAATCTAATCTTGACATCGAAGTTGCTAATAGCACTTTGGTCGTAAGGGGTAGTCTTGAACCGAATCCACTTGAAGGTGAAGAAACAAATCCGATTTCAGAATACCTCTATAAAGGTATTGCTGATCGTGCTTTCACTCGCCGTTTTACTCTTGCTGATACTGTTGAAGTTAAAAATGCTGAATTGATTAATGGTATGTTAAAGCTTTGGCTTGAGAATATTATCCCAGAAGATAAAAAGCCAAAAAAAGTAGATATCGTTGACACAGCAGAAACAGTAAAGAAGAAATAAAATGACACAATTTAAAAATAGAATACTTGGATGGTGTAAACGCCAATCCAAGATAAAAAATACTGTCCGAGAACTAAATGCTCTTACAGATAGAGATCTTAATGATATTGGAATTTCGCGTTATGATATTCCAAGAGTTGCAAGGGAGAGATTAATATGACCAAATTTCTTTCTAGGATCTTTAAAAATAAGAAAAATTCATCTAAGCAAAGAAGTGCAGAAGAACAATATATTATTTCTAGAAACCCACAGAGTATTTCTCAGGTTGAACAATATGCTAGAGAATTTGAGTTAAAGCAATCGAATAGCCGTACATGGAGTATATTATGATTACTCCTGGATGGCCTGATATTAGGGAGTAGTAACATGTGGCCCTATACAGTTGATGAATTAGTACTAATTAATAATGGTACTGGCAAATAGTAATAAATAGTGGGTTAGCGCCCACTATTTTTACATAAAGGTGATGAAATGATTACTGAAGAAAACTTGATGGATATATTCCAGCATAGAAATAACCATAAACTTGCAATATTTGTTGAACCTGTCAATAAAACAATAGAAGATTATGGTATTAATAACCCTGCTATGTTTATCGCACAAATTGGTGTTGAGTCAGGTGGTTTCAGAGAATTAGAAGAAAATTTAAATTATACCGCATCACAGTTAATGCGTATTTTCCCAAGATATTTTCAAGATAAAGATCCTAATGATTACGCTCATCAACCTGAGAAAATTGCCAATTTGATTTATGCTAATCGTATGGGCAATGGCGATGAAACAAGCGGTGATGGATATCTTTACCGTGGTCGCGGTGCTATTCAAGTTACTGGTAAATATAGTTACGAGAAATTTGCACAGTCAGTTGAAAAAACATTAGAAGAAGTAGTAGAATATACGAAGACAGAAGAAGGCGCGATTATGTCTGCTGGTTGGTTCTGGGATGCAAATCATATTAATACTATTTCAGATGATGTAGAAAAAGTAAGCCGCCGTATTAATGGTGGTGATATTGGTTTAAGTCAACGCATTGCAATGTATGCAAGAGCACAAGAAGTTATTGGAAGCTAAAATGAGATCATTTAGTAAATTTTTCAACGAAACTATTAAGTATGGCTATAAAGATGCACGCCTTACTGAAGAATTAAATGATTATCAAAAGTCAATTGTTGACAGCTGGAACTCTGGCCCTTCAGGAACAATCAGTAGAAAATCTGGAAGAGTATCAGATAATATTTTTCCACCAGATCAACACAGAGTTACAATACCTCTTGAAGCTTCAGGTGAAGCTGTACAACCCCATCCAGATGTTGCTAATCATTTACAATCTAATGGTTACAAAATCAAAGATTATACTGCAGGATTAGCGGAAGATCCAAACTATCCTAAACGCTCCTTAAGAATAGGTTCTTTGTTGCAAAAAACAGGAGCAACGCCTGACGTTGTTAATGCTTTTCAAAACGATCCTGCACGTGCTGCAAGTAAAGCATCTACTGGTGGGTTACAAATAGTTTTATCTCGTCATCCACATGATATTGCAGGTGCATCTACTGATCGTGGTTGGAATTCATGCATGAGAATGCCAGAAGATGAAGACGATGAAGGTGGTATGTTTAATCATTATCTTCAACATGATGTTGAACAAGGTTCTGTAGCTGCATATCTTACCAAAGCAGGTGATCATGAAGCTAAACATCCGCTTTCTAGAATTATGTTGAAGCCTTGGGAAAATGTAGATGATACACAAATAAAAGGAGATAAAACTATTTTAAGACCTGAAGAAAAAGGATATGGTACTGCGGATAATTCATTTAGTCATACAGTAAGAAAATGGGCAGAGACTCATTATCCAGGTGGAAATGCAGCATATAGAAAAAATCCATATGTATACAATGATGCTCCTAAAGGCGCTCCTTCAGTAATATTCGGCGCTGATGCTAATCCCATAGATTATATTAATCATCCGAAACAAGCTGTAAGAGCAGCTGTTTCTCGTCATCCAAATCTTACACCAGAAGATATTAACGCACTTTTTAAAAATCTTGATAGTGAACATGTAAGAAAAGATTTAGTAAATCATCCAAATTTTTCGAGAGAAAATATTTCTACTGCATTAAGTGATCCTTCTTCTTTAGTAAGAGCAGAGGCGATGAAACATCCTGATATAACTCCTGCACACATTGAACAAGCAATGAAAGATCCTGATTCTAGAATGAGAGTAGCCGCCGCCCAACATCCAAAAGCAACACCAGAACAACTTGATAGAATGATGAATGACTCGTATCATTATGTTAGACACGTAGCATTAACAAATCCAAACATAAAAGATAGACATGTTATAGCTGGATTACATGATCCTTATCCTTATATCAAAGAAAATGCTCAAGCATTAGCAGCGGAACGAGGAATAAACTTGAAAAAAGTTATAAGACAAAATCAAAAAGGTAAAACTTTAGATCGATTTAAAGAAGATAAATTAAAAGAAACTAATGATAGAGATTTGGTATATGACAATATGGCAAATAAAAATTATGGCCGTTCTATAACTGATTAATAAAACTTGACTTTCAATATAATCTATAGTAATATAATGAATAGTGTCTGTGAAGCATTTTGCTCGGGACATATACAAGGAGTATTTGATGGCTTTTTATACAAACGTATTTCAACGTGGCAACAAGGTTTATGTTCGCGGATTCGATAAAGGTCTTAGAACAAAAGAGATAGTTAATTATTCTCCATATATGTTCGTTCCAAAAACAAATGGTAAGTTTCGAACGCTAGATGGTAAGCCTGTAGATAAAATTGATTTTGATAGTATTAGTGATGCAAGAGAGTTCATTGAACGGTACAGTGATGTATCTAATATGGATATCTATGGGCTTACTACTTTCCCTTATCTTTATATCTTTGATACATTTAAAGGCGACATCGATTACGATCCTCGTCTAGTAAACATCGGTACACTTGATATTGAGTGCGCAGCCGATGAAGGATTTCCTGACATCACCAAAGCTGATAAGCCTCTGACTGCGATTACTGTTCGTGTCAGGGCGAGAAACTATGTGTTCGGTTGTGGTGAGTTTAAGACAAATGACCTGAATACATTTTATGTTCAATGTCGCGATGAGCATCACCTCATTCAAGAGTTTCTAAAGACATGGGAGTTTCTTGATCTAGATATTGTCACTGGTTGGAATATTGAGTTCTTTGACATTCCATATTTGACCAATCGTATCAAGAACCTATTCAACGATAAAGAAACCAAGCGGCTGTCGCCATGGCATATTCTTGATACAAAAACAGTAGAGTTCCGAGGCAAAGAGAATCAAAGTTATTCTCCTGCAGGTATTTCTGTTTTGGATTACTATCAGCTATATCGTAAGTTTACGTTTGGTAATCAAGAAAGCTATAAGCTAGATTATATTTCTCAGGTCGAACTTGGTGAGAAAAAAATTGATTACTCAGAGTATGGTAATCTATTGGATCTATATAAAAATAATTATCAGAAGTTTATTGAGTATAATATTCATGACTGTGTGCTGGTTGACCGACTAGATGACAAGATGAAGTTCCTTGAGCAAGTCATGGCTCTGGCCTATGATGCCAAGGTAAACTATAATGATACAATGACTACCGTTCGTCCATGGGATATTATCATTCATAACTATCTACTTGAGCAGGGTATTGTTATTCCTCAATTCAAAGAATCAAAAGAAGATTTTGAATTGGTCGGTGGTCACGTTAAAGAAGTTCAGGAAGGTCTTCATAATTGGATTGTATCTTTCGATTTGAATAGTCTTTATCCGCATTTGATCATGCAATATAATATCAGCCCTGAAACATTCGTTGAAAGGAAAAGTTTCCCTTCAATTGATTCTCTATTGGATGGTACTTGGGAATATCAAGATGGAATGGTAGCTTATGCTGCTAATGGTTGTACATACCGTAAGGACAAACAAGGTTTCCTACCTGCTCTTATGGAAAAGATGTATAACGAACGAGCAGAATATAAAAAGCTGATGATTGAAGCTAAGAAACGATATGAGGAAACTAAAAATCCAGAAGATTCTAAGTTAGTTTCTCGTTATCATAATATGCAATTGGCTCGTAAAATTCAGTTGAACTCAGCTTACGGTGCATTGGGTAATAAGTATTTCCGTTGGTTTAGTTTTAATAATGCCGAATCAATTACAACATCAGGTCAGCTTTCTATTCGTTGGATCGAAAAGAAAATGAACGAGTTCATGAACAAGGTGTGTAGAACTCAAGGAGTTGATTATGTTGTTGCTTCAGACACTGATTCCATCTATATTACTTTTTCTAATCTTATTCCTGATGGTTCGGATCAGCTTAAAGCTGTAAAGCTAATTGATGATTTCTGTGAAGGTAAAATCCAACCGTTTATGGATAAGTGTTATGAAGAACTAGCTGATATGATGAACGCATATCAGCAGAAAATGAAGATGAAACGCGAAACCATTGCCAATAAAGGTATTTGGAAAGCAAAGAAGATGTATATCCTCAACGCTTGGAACGTTGAAGGTGTGCAGTATGATAAGCCAAAGCTGAAGATTCAGGGCATCGAAGCTGTTCGTTCATCAACGCCTCATGCATGCCGCGAGAAGTTAAAGGCAGCTCTAAGTATTATTATGAATGGCGATGAAGAGGAACTGATCAAGTTCAATGAAGATTTTCGTAACGAGTTTATGGATCTTCCATTTGAAGATGTAGCATTTCCTCGAGGCGTTAAAGGTTTGAGTAAGTATCGCGATAAACATTCTATCTATGGTAAGGGAACACCAATTCAAGTCAAGGGTGTTCTGTTGTTTAATCATCTATTGAATAAACATAAAATAGATAGTATACCAATGATTCAGGATGGTGATAAGATTAAGTTTGTTTATCTTAAAACACCAAATCCTATCAATGATACTGTAATTGCAGCGATTGATTATTTACCAAAAGAATTTAATTTGGATTCATATATTGATCGTGATATGCAATTTAGTAAATCATATTTGGAGCCGCTAAAGTCCATTGCTAATGCTATTAATTGGAAAGTAGAACACATATCAACATTGGAAAGTTTTTTCGGGTGATAGAAAACGCTTGACTTTCGATTAAACTTATGGTATACTAAAAATAGATAATTTAGATTTAGGAGATATTAATGTCATTAAAAGAAAAACTAATCAAGAACAGTACGATTGATTTAACAGCGAGCCTTACAGATAGTAAAATCTTTATGAAGAAGGACATGATTCCTACTTCCGTGCCTATGATCAATGTCGCACTGTCGGGATCAGTTGATGGAGGTATTACTCCAGGACTAACCATGTTAGCTGGACCATCAAAGCACTTCAAGACTGGCTTTGCACTATTACTTGCTTCCTCATATCTAAAGAAGTACAAAGACGGTATCGTTCTTTTCTATGACTCTGAGTTTGGTACTCCTCAGTCTTATTTCAAGACATTCGGTATTGATTTTGACTCGGTTGTTCATACTCCAATTACTGATATTGAAGAACTCAAGTTCGATATTATGCAGCAGATGAAGAACATCGAACGTAACGATCATGTTATGATTATTATTGACTCGATTGGTAACTTGGCTTCCAAGAAGGAAGTTGATGATGCGCTTGATGGTAAGTCAGTTGCTGATATGTCTCGCGCAAAGCAGTTGAAGTCATTGTTCCGAATGATTACGCCGCATCTATCTCTCAAAGATATTCCTATGGTCGTAATCAATCACACCTATAAAGAAATTGGTCTGTATCCAAAGGATATTGTTGGTGGTGGTACTGGTTCTTACTATGGTTCGGACAATATCTGGATTCTTGGTCGTCAGCAGGATAAAGATGCCGATGGTATCAATGGATACCACTTTGTGATCAATGTAGAAAAGTCTCGTTATGTTAAAGAAAAATCTAAGATCCCTATCACTGTATCTTTTGATGGCGGTATTAATCGTTGGAGCGGATTGCTTGACGTTGCTCTTGATGGAGGCTTTATTATCAAGCCTAAAAATGGATGGTACGCTGTTGTGGATCGTGCAACTGGCGAGGTTAAGGCTCCAAATATGAGAGCAGGTGATATTGTTGACAATAAAGATTTCTGGATGAAGATTTTCAAAGAAACTGACTTCTCACAATATATTGAAAAGACATATCGGATGGCGACAGGCTCTATCATGGAGGAAGAAGATGGCGAATAGTATTTTAACCGAATACGCAAATAATGATAGATCGAGAGTAGCGATATTAAAAGTCAACAACGACACATTTAGTGTTGACTTTTATCAAAATGAAGAGTATTATCATACTACAGAATATGTAAGTAAGAGCATTCATTTCGTTCAGGATGTTGCTGAAAATTATGTTCTTGGCGTATTTGGTAATGTAAGAGATTTTGCAGTTGTTTAAATTTGAGATGATTGTGACTAAAGAACTATATTGTAAGAACGTGATGGAGAAAGACTGGAAATGGCGATTGAGAACACTATCTTTTCGAACCTTATATTTAATGAAGAATATGCTCGGAAAGTTATTCCATTCCTCAAAGGAGAGTATTTTTCTGATCCGAAAGATAGAGTTACATTCAACCTCATCGATGAATACGTCGCCAAGTACAATGCCCTTCCGTCAAAAGAAGCCATGGCGATTGATTTGTCGAATAAAACGGGGTTGAATGAACACACGTTCAAGAGCGTTGTAGAAGCAATTGAAGGTCTAACAAAAGAAGATACTCAAACAGATTGGTTGGTCGATCAAACTGAAAAGTTCTGTCAGGAAAAGGCAGTATATAATGCTATCATGGAAAGTATTCAAATCCTTGATGACAAGACAGGAGTAAAATCGAAAGGATCTATTCCACAGGTTCTTTCCGATGCACTTGGTGTCAGCTTTGATACACATATTGGTCATGACTTTATTGAGAACGCCGAAGATCGGTTTGAGTTCTATCACAAGAAAGAAAATCGTCTACCATTCGACCTCGATTACTTTAACAAAATCACTAATGGTGGTTTACCAAACAAAACTCTTAATATCATCTTGGCAGGTACTGGTGTTGGTAAGTCATTGACCATGTGTCATATGGCGGCTGCTAATCTTTTGACAGGTAAAAATGTTCTGTACATTACTTTGGAAATGGCCGACAAGGAAATTGCCAAGCGTATTGATGCAAATCTTCTTGATATTCCTATTCAGGAACTCGAGATTATCCCAAAAGATTTGTATGATAAAAAGATGGCCAAGATCAAAGGTAAAACAACTGGTAAGCTTATCGTTAAAGAATACCCAACCGCCTGTGCTGGCTCGGCTAACTTCCGACATTTAATTAATGAATTGAAGTTGAAGAAGAAGTTTATGCCAGACGTTATCTATATTGATTATTTGAACATTTGCATGTCATCGAGGATAAAACATGGAGCCAACGTCAATTCTTATACCCTTGTCAAAGCGATCGCAGAAGAACTACGAGGGCTTGCAGTGGAGTTCGATGTACCTCTCATCTCTGCGACTCAAACAACTCGAAGCGGATTTTGTCTAAGTCTCGATACGAAAGTATTTGTTAACAATCAAAAGACCAATATCGTTAACATTAAAATTGGGGATAGAATTGATACATTTGGTGGTCAAAATATCGTAAAGCAAATTTTTCCTATTAAAAAGAAAACAGCATATAAGATTACTCTTGCTAATGGCAAAACAATCATCTGTAGTAAGGAACACTTGTTTCCAACTAAAGATGGTGAAAAAAGCCTCAAAAAAGGTCTTAAAGTTGGTGAGTATCTACAAGTTAAATAACGGTAAATTATAAATAGATGTATGAGTTAAATATATGGAGAATCATATGTCTACTAAAATTTATCTGATAACTAACCATTTTACAAATCCTAAAATGTATTATGTTGGAAGAACTAAATTATCTTTGGATAAAAGGTTTTCTCAACATATAAAAATGGGATCAAGAGAAAATAATCATCTATTGCATGAAGCAATTTTAGAGTATGGTAAAAGAAACTTTACCATAGAACTATTGTATGTGTGTGATGACCAAATAGCTAATGAGGTAGAAAATTTCTATATAAAAAAATACATGTCTCACCACAAAGATGGTAGAGGATATAATATGAGATATGAAACTGCTGATACTACTGACAAAGAATATCATGGTGCAGAATATCAATTTGTAAGAGAAAACATTGACAATGGTTTTGCTTGGAACAAAGGTATTAACTTTTCGGAAAAATCTAAAAAGAAAATAAGCGAAACTAAAAAACATAGATTTGAAAATGGTTTATACAAAAATTATGGCCATTTTCACAGTGAAGAAACAAAGAAAAAGCTTTCTGAAATAGCCAAAGCAAGACCAACTCTTTCTGAAAAAACAAGACAGAAATTATCTGAAAAATCTTCTAATCGTTTTTGTATCTATAGCATTGAAGAAAAACAAAGAAAGTTTATTAAAAAAGGATGTGAAGTGCCAGATGGTTGGGTTATTGGAAAAGGTACTTGCTGGTATAACGATGGCACAAAATCGTACAGCATTGATATTTGGGAAGAAGCAAGATACAATAAACTTGGATATGTTAGAGGGAGGTTGGGCAATGTGGTCTGAAATTATTAATATTGAAGAAGTTGGTGAAATGGATATGATTGACATTGAGGTGTCAGGAAATCATTTATTTTATGCTAATGATATTTTAACTCATAACTCGAACAGCGACTTGGGATTGGAAGATACATCAGAATCCTTTGGACTCCCAGCCACAGCTGATTTTATGTTTGGGATCTCAACGTCCGAAGAGTTGGAAGCACTCGGTCAAATTATGGTTAAACAG